ATAACTCTTAATTGCGTTAATTGCATCTTCAAGGCTAAAATGTTTCTCAGTATAAATTGCCTCGAAGAACGGGTGTGGGTAATCGTCCTCATCTGCCCACAAGACGATAATCTTATGCTTATGATGAGCGTGTTGAAGTTCCATAGCTGTACCAGTGCCTTTACCAGACGAACGCCTAACATCAGCTAGTACTACCCTTGAGTAAGCAATATCTTGAAGATCCATTTTATATATCCTGCGACATATGTTCATGTTGCGTTGGACCTCTTCAAGCTTACCTATCTGGTCGTGAAACGATACTCGCCTTGTAGGGTCTAATGTATCAATACCCTTCTCTGCTAACATCGCAGTAGCCTGACTGCGCCACTCTTTCATGTATTGCTCTGATACGGACTCCATGCTCCCCGCTAAGTAGCAATAATCTCTTGATTTCATTGCTTTTTCCTTTTCTTAATTTGTTCAAGAATGTCTATGCGCCTCTGAGTAGAAGCGCTAGACCACTCTCTTATTTCTCCAATAGATCGCTTACAGCTTATACAGACTGATCTACTATCCAGCTTACATACCTTAGTACATGGGCTGTTCATAGATCTGCTTTAAGCATTATTTCACCATTATCAGCTTTCTGAACTATATCTAGCTCAACGTACATGCTTGAGAAATCTTTACAGACTAACACTTCTGCATCATCCTCAAACTCTTCCAGCCTAACTCGTAACTCACTGACTGTCATTTTCTTCCTCCGGGTCATCATCCCATGACATGATGCGACCTAATTCGTAAAGTTTAGTTTTAACTACTTCAAACTCAGTAGGTGTGACCTTCTTGTATTTACCCAGCTGTTTCTCTGAGAATACGTCTTGAGCATCAAACATAAGAAAAGCTATGCTAGTCGGCTCTGCCTCTGGATCTACAAGAACAGTCTCTTCTTCCTGCGCATACAAGCCAAGATCATCTAACTGAGTACTATTTAGTTTCTTCCAGTTAATCATATCTAAATTTCTTTTCTCCTTTACCAGCACTACTCCCATACGTTAACCCTTATGGGCAAGCTTGTTAAGTACTTCTTTCAACTGCTCTTGAAGAGCACCATCTGGGTATTTGCCAAACTCAGAATCTAGTACAGAAATGCAATACATCTCCATGTCATCATATGTACAGTCTACATTATCTAGGTGAGCGTAAACCTCCATGGCCCTGTCTCTTGCGGCACACTCTCCCTCATACTCATCAAATATCTGACCAGTGGTCCCAGTCATCATAATCTTTCTCCTCTACGTTAATAGTAATAAAGTGTACAGAATAGCTATTATAAGCATCAAAATCACTTGCTACTTCCTTTACCTCATTCATTAATATGTTTTTACAGAGCTTAAGATGAGAACTATATTTAGCACTCATCCTAGGGCTCTTGCCAACATCGAGAAGCTTGTGGTCAAAATAATCACAAGCACCACGTAGGCTCAAATTGGAATAACCACTATAGGCTAATCCGGGTATTACAACACAACTCAATAGCTCTTCTTTACCACTTGGTGATTGCTTTATAAACAGTACCTCAGTTGTAAAGCTCATGGCTAGTACTCCTGATAGATAGGCTGAAATAGCTCCCACTTATCTTCAGGAATAGCCTTTGCCAGTAACACGTTAGACTGGGTATTCATAGTAATATGATCCCCTTCTCCCTTATAAGATACAAACAAAGCCCACAACTCAGCTGAAGTAAAACTGTCGTTTAAGCTTATAAGCTCACCCTTAACAAGAATCTTCTTGATAGCACTGAAGAAATCATCATAGGTGATGTTACACTCGAATGTCTTAACAATGTTGTCAACCTTACAAGCATCTACAATAGGCTTATACTGGGCCAAGCCCTCATTAAGAGAAGAGGAATCTTGTAGATCAATAGCCTCGTTAAGGTTGTACCTATCTTCGTAAGCTAACCTGTAATGTTTAAAATAGACATCTCTCTTGATTGTCATCAATAGATTGCCGTTAGTTAACGCTTGAAGCGCCATAACCGATTCACCGATACCTTTCATAAATCCTCCTAGAATATGTCAAGACTATCAACGATCTCATTACGAATCCGTCTGCGAATGTTAGCTAACGCTCGCTTAGGGCTTGTACCAGAGACCACCTCTTTGTGACCAGTATCACTAGTCCACTCAGCAATGTAACGCTTCTCCAAAGTAGGAACACCTTTGACACTGTATACAGGAGAAGACTGTCTTACAACTTTCCTGTTTTTAAACATTGCCCCAGATGCTACTCTGAATACACAATCCTTAGACTGATCGATATCCCACTCATTATCACTTACCCTCTCAGTTGTCATCTTGAGGTTAGCGTGATATGGCAGTCTACCTTCTGCAGGGTTGTCATTGGTTGCAGATTCAACTTTTAGATTAAAGCCGGGAACAACCGAAGCACCCTCCTGAACAATTACAGGGTCACTTATCAAAAAGGGTCTAATGCATTGCGTTGTTGAGTTAACGTTAAACAGCATAGGAAATTCATAATGGTAACGATCCATCTTGCTAAACTGAGGTCTATTCTTAGCAATAGTTTTAGAAGCAGAGAACTGACAATCACCGTCTAGGTTAATAGTTGAGTAAGCCGTATCACCTATAAAGCGAAATACTTCCTGAAAGTTACGATAGTAAGAGGTATCTACTTCATACAACTTAATACCTTCACCTGCAGCAACTTCATCCTCAATCTCACCATGAACATAGGTTACTAAACCTCGCTTGTTATCCGCTACATTCACTACCAGATTACCTTTAAAGATAGATGCAAGGGTATCCAGCTGATCTCGAGAAGTCATAAAGGGTATAGTGTTACCACTGGTACGGAAAGCTAAGTGGCTAAGAGACATACCAACTGGCATAGGCTTAAAACCCTTAGGCATAACTATAGGTTGTGTACCACCAGTGCCCCAGCCTCCGCTCTTACCACCCTCTACTAACGGGTGAAAGTCAGTTGACCACCTAGAGTTACCTCCGGGCATCATCTCTTTGATACGCTCTTCAACCTTCTCTCTCATAGCCTGAAGACTGCGATTAGACTTACGCTCTTTTTCCTTCTCTTTATGTACATAGTTCTCAATGCTACTCAACATATTTCGAATAGAACCGATATAGAGAAGGGTATACAGATAAGAAGTAATTATCTCATAATGGATAACTGACTCCTTGTCAAAGTAATACAGAGAATTGCCCTTTGCATCAACATTAAAGGAAGGGATATCAGAGTCAAAATCTGAGACACTGAGCAACTTTGCCTGTATAGGTGATCTAAAATCATAGTCTAGAAGAGCGTTAGCTAAAGAAGGTATAGTAACACTACGATAATGTGTACAGATGTAGCGACTAAATCTAGCCTGTACAGATTCTAGGTAATGCGGTAAGTTAAGCATTCCATCTACTTCAAAGTTAGCTGCATTAAGACTAATTGGCTCTGCGTCAAAGTGCCGCTGCATTAGCCCGTGGTAGTGCTTTTGAAGAGGCGCAAGATGAACGCCGTACTTCTCTAAACTTACCTTAGCAATCTCATCTCGTTGCTTCCGAAGAAGAACAAGTGTTTCATAGATTTTGTTAAGGTCTTTCTGCTTATATAGCTTATTCATGATTAGCCTCAATCTCTATATAGTTTCCAAATCCCGGATCCATGTCTCTACTAGTAGACACCCATGTTACATCAGTCATTGTAGGTACAGAAAGAGAGTTGAAGTCAAGATACATATCTGTTAGACAGACAATAGCTTGAACATCTTCTCCGTGCTCCTCAACATAATCGAAGAAAGGTTGCGGGTCAGTGCCTCCAAATCCCTTACGAGTAATCTCATCAAGATTATCTCCGGGCTTATAGACTCTAACCTCGTTAACCGCAGTGTCACAGTCAATAACATGAACTGACTTTGGTTTCACGTCTTCGATAATGCCTTTAAGCTCTGCGCACATTGTTTCATTCTCTTTGTTCGAGACTGAACCACTGGTATCACGCCAGACATAAATGTTACCTACAGATTTCTTCTCAATGGAAGGCATGTAAAAGCCGTAATTAATAAGCTTACGGTTAGGTCTCCGATATGTGAAATCGTCAGGGACTTCTCCTACAACTGCTCTTCGAAAGAGCTCCTTCCAGTCAATACGAGGATTGCGGATTCTATCCAGAAGAGAGGAATAAGCGCTAGGCATCTTGCCCATACTTTTAGCCGTCTCAGCAGCCGCCAGAATCTTCCGTTTCGCTTGTTCTTCTAATTCTTTTAATTCCCCATCTGAGATGTAATCACCCTCGCTGTCTTCCCCCGAACCCTCGCCGGGAGCAATAACGTGGCACTCAGTGTCTTCTGGAATATCCTCGTCTTTAAGGTCAGCATAAATCTTCTCTGCCGCCCAGTTCTTATACTTCTTGTTAAACAATCCTCCTTCGATTGCTTCGAATACACCCTCATTACACAATGATTGAAGGGTGCTCTCGTTGATGGTGAAATCACAAGAGTAATTCCATTTCTTAGGATTGCGCTTACCCATACGATATGCGTGTAGCATAGCCATATGATCTGCTTCATGAGCTAAGAGCCAACAAAATTGTGGTAGCCTCAGGTTACGAACAAACTCCTCGTTATAGTAAATGACTTTACCATCAGTAGCCGCTGTAGGCATATCATCTCGCTGAATACACTCAGACTGTGAGACGATAGAGCCATGGAACGGCGCGCTTAACATCATTTTTACTTTTGCCTTAGCCAACCATTTTTCGGTTGTAACATTATCAGGGCAACTCATTCTGTTAACTCCATTGGTAGTAACATGTATCTGTTAGAGCTCTTAGGAGCGCCAAGAAGATTCTTAGCGGTTAACTCCGAAGCAATCTCTTCCAGACTAATGTCATGACTATACATCAGGTTAGCAATAGCCTCTATGATTTCTTCCTTGCTATCGGAAGCGATTACAGTCTGTAGACAACCATCTACTTTATAATCATCAATGATAACTGCTCCATCAGTATTGTCAGATTTCTCTTCAAGAGAAGCTGCCATTAACCTTGCGGCTAACGGCGAGACCTCTCCAACCATTGCGTAGCGGATATGACCATCTGCCTTATCCATTACAGTACTAGCTCTTTTCCGTTTGTCTGAAGCCAAGTCTTCATCTCTTTAGTCTTAAGCAGAGGTGAATCCTTAGCGCCTGTACGCATCAGAGCGTCTTTGACCAAGAAGGCCACCTGATCCTGATGCTTCAATCGGTTAGAGTAAGCAAGGATCTTACCGATGTTACTCTCATTAGCTCGTGATGCCAGAGCAGCACACAAGATATAAGAGACATTAACGTCTTCAGGTAGATCTGCACCTTCAGGGTTAGTGATAACATCTGCTGGGTCAATCATCTTTTCGTGTAGCTCAAGGTGAGTAACAAAGTCGTTACAGGCACCTGCACCTACTGTTGAAGCAATACAATGATTCAGAGCAGTATTGTTCATAGCACCGCTCTCTTGCATACCCAGCAGAGTGTTAACCCGCATCCACGAACGTGGTGAAGGGCAAGCGTCTCTAGCAACATCAAACTCAGCAAGGCGCTGAGGGAACACTCGAAGGAACGAGGTTAGTTTAGGATTAGCTTGAACCGTGTTAAAGTAGTTGATAGCATCATCAAGAGTGGCATCTACTTCAATAGGCATCAGGCGGTCACGCAGATGTGTTGGAATCTGGTTAGTACCTGCCCTATTAGACATACGGTTATTAGCTACTACTACAGTCCATCCCTCACCTAAGATGTGCTCGCCCACACGATGCTCATTAACTAGCTGAGCGGCAATGTTAAGGTTAGCCATAGGTGCTTGAGAGATCTCGTCCAGAAACAACAGACCCTTGCCTTCAGTAGGAAGCCAATCAGGTCTAGCACGAGAGTACTGCTTCTTACCGTTATCCTCATCGAGGTAAGGCATACCGCCTAGCTCGCCACTATCGTATTGGGCAAGTATAACAGTGCGACACTCGATGTCCAGTTCTTCAGCAGCCTGCTCAACAATAGCAGTCTTACCGATACCGGGGTCACCAACAAGCTGAGGAACCATCAGTTGACCTACTTTAGTTCCCTCTGCCTTAGCATCAATGTTGTGCTCAACAATGGCTTTAACAATGTCTTTCGCTTGTGAAATGTTCATATACTAATCTCCTAGTAATTTAATTAAGCGCAATCTTCCATGTACTCTTCAATCCGGTATTGGATATCAAAGCAGTTATCAAGGTCCTCTGGGATATCATCAGCTTCGCTCATATCATCTGTATGATAAGCATCAGTACCTTCAGTATCCATAATACCTGCAAAGTCCATACCTTCCTCAACGTAGTATAGCTTTACTCTTACATTAAGCTTCTCAGCAAGGGTCTCAAAAATTGCTACAGGTGGACTCCACGCTGTGCTAAAGTTCATATTGAGCTGAGAAACACCTTCATCGACAATGTCTTCAAGATAGTCATGGCTATACTCGTAGATGTCCCACTTAGTTCCATAGTTCTCTACATTAAACCTGTACCAATCCTCTTCTCCATCTTCTCCAAGAAGCTTATTGGCAACCTTCTCTTCATCCGACATGTCTATATGTAACATAGCCCGAAAAGCACCTTCTTCTGCATTCTCGATAGCTTCATTCAACTTAGATATGTCTTCTGTCTTACCAGTAACTTCTACAAAATTTTCACACCAATTAGGCATACTTATTTATCTCCTAGTTTTAAAATAAAGGAGACCGAAGTCTCCGTATTAGATACTTAGTGCTTCTCACTTTTATCGCTATCTTTCATAGCTTCAAGTGCAAACATAAGCTTGTTAAAAGCAGAATCCATCTGCTCTTTCTGTGCCTCTTCCTGCTTCTTCTTGCTACCTAGTTCGTAAGCTGTTTTAAGAAAAGCCCAGCCAATGAACATGACACCTAACCAAACATATGACACGCCGTCAATAAGGCCTGCCATGTCCAGTAAGATTGCGCCAGCAGTAAAAGCAACAACAAAGTTGGTAAACATTACTTACTCCTTTTAAAGGGCCCGAAGGCCCATGTATTTTCCGTTTACGCTACACCACCAGCGTATAACAGTAGAGAGATTAATACCACAACAGTTGTACCAATCGCTAAAGAAATTAAAGCGTCTTTCACGCAGCACCCCCTAAGTCTACAATCTCACATTCGCCTGCACTACAACTCAATGTCTGAGCACCGGATGTTAAGTCTTCAGACTCAAAGTCAGCAAGGTCATTCCAATCAATTTCCATTGGCATCTCTAGAACTGCATCATTATACTGCTCCTCTGTAATCTCTTGATAAGGCGCTTGTTGGTATGTGTGCTCACTATAAGGTAAGAACGATATACCAGAAGCTAGGTCGAAGTTGTCCCAAATCCACTGCATACAAGGCAAGAACTCTTCAGGCTTGTAATACACAGTAATAGAAGGCTTGTGCTCACAGAAGTGTAGCTGGTAAGTCTTCCACAACTCTAACTGCTGGATTGCACCTACCTCTTCAACTGTCACTGACGAAGCAGGAGAGCTAATAGGGAAGGAGAATACAAGGTTAGAGTCAGGCTTCATAACATCAGGCTCACATGGGAACCCGACCTGCTTCATGTACTGAGCCATAGGGTCTTTTACATCAGCCCGAACAGTTCTAATATAGTGACGAGAAAACCTCGGGTGAATACCACTAGCACTATTAGTAAGCTGAGATACAGTACCGCTAGGCTTGACACAAGTAATTGCAGCTGCAGGATTAATCCCAATTTTCTTAGCCCATTTTCTATTGGTGTCAAGGCATACTTTACGAATTTCAACTAAATACTCCTCAAGCAACTCAGTGCCCTCAGAACCAGACAATACAGAGTGATCCATAATACCTGTCATAGACACACCCAGTAAAGCTTCTTCTTCTGTATTCTTCTTCCATATCTTACGCAGATAACGGAAGTTAGTTAAAGAAGCTTGAAGGGTTCCAAAGATAGTTGCTACTGTTGCTTTGTATTTAAGGTCTTCCAGACTGTCTCCTTCACGAACAATGATCTCGCTCAGGTTGCAGAATTGATTAGGCCTTAAGATTATTTCTGAGCAGGGGTTGCAACCAAATGCATGGTCAGGATCCCTACGCCCATGAGACTCTACAATCTTCTTGCAAGCTAAACGAGAGAAAAACCCTCGCTCTCCCGACATGGAGTCGTAGAGTGACTTGGCTTCATTGAGGAAGAAAGGAAAGTCTGGTTTACTATCGTATACTGCCGAGTTATTGGCCAGCGCCCGCTCAGGGTTGTTGACCCACCACTGACCGGACTTAGCATTACGAACACGATCGTCTGTGGGATCAGAAAGCGATATAAGCGCACTACGTCTTACTCCTCCCACGACAATTACTTCAGCTATCTTACAACACAGGTCATGGGCTTCCAGTGTTGTTAGCCGCCTACCTGCAGCGATTTTAAAAGTCTCTACAGTGTAAGTCATTAATGATTGCAAGGGAGCAGGTCCACTTGCCCTGCCTCCAAACGTCTTAAGAGGGGCTCCAGCTGGCCTTACCTTGGAAGTATCCCATGAGGGGACCTTGCCAGAGTAGAGGAGAGCAATAAGCTCTTTAACCGCTTCAACCCATCCTATCTTAGAATCAGCAACACTGATAACAACATCCGAGTGACTAAACTCATCTGCTACTATAGGTAACTTATCTACATACTTCTTCTCTACAGAGAATCCTACGCCAGTACCACAAAGTAAAATATACATGAGTTCAGAGAACGCCAGAGGATGATCGATAGCTACATAGCTGCAATTAAATCCAGCAACATTATCGCGATCTAGGGCCTTACCAGCAGTCATTAGGGTCCTCATGCTGGGCATCACATGCTGGTTTAATACAGCTTGGTATAGCTCCTCTGCTTCTTTCTCGTTAACCTTGCCAGTGCTTTGCCAATAATCGGTAAGTCGGCGGCAGGTCTCAGACCAATTCTCTCTACGACCCTCATCAGGTAACCATCTCGCATAACGAGAGGCCGCGATAAAGTTTTCGTAGAGACCCATCTGTGGTGGATTTTTTGTCATTATTGTTTTCTCCTGTATTAGAACTCATTGTCTACTTTGTTTTTAATGTTGGCGTAGTAATGTTGTTTCTCTTCCTCGGTAATCTTTACGATTCTGTTACCAAGCATACAACCATACTTCTTCTCTTTCTCTTTAATTGCCTTCTCAAGAGAAGGTCTTACACCACTGTTGGGTGCAAGGATGTTAATAATAGCTTCTAATGACGCCACTACATCAGCGGCTTCTTCGTATATGTGATCAATATTGTAGTCTTCGCGGTTACCCTTAGACTCTTCAAGAAACTCATTAACCTCCTCCTTAAGCTTTGCGCGTGCAAAATGAAGCTTGTTTATGAACATGTCTTTCATATGCTCATCAAGCTCTTCTGGAGCGTAACCGTGGTGCCTTTCAAAAAGTTCAGGCACCTTGTTCCTTACTAACTTAAATTTACTCATCTTACTCTCCTAGTGTAAGTACCTGTCGTTCTGCATAGCAATTACAACTATCCCATTAGACTGTAAGAAAGCAATACTGTCTTTCTCGCAATCATCAAAGCTACCTTCAAACACTACAAGTGTTATTCCAGAAGCAATAATAGACTTAGCGCAATTAAAGCAAGGTGGTTTAGTCACATACAGAGAAGCACCCTTAGCACTCATAGTAGATTTAGCTACTTTAGCGATAGCGTTAATCTCTGCGTGTATCACCTCTGGTCGTGTAATTAATGAACCATCAATGAAGTCCTCACAAACATTGTTATAACCGTGTGGGGTACCATTGTAACCAGACGATATAACTTGATTGTCTTGAACAATAACACAACCTACCTTTGCTTTATTAGCTTTGCTATGGAGAGAGACAGCCCTTGCGAAACTCATATAAGTTACGTTCCAGTCTAATATAGTCTCCATTTCTACTCCCTTGTTTCTCCACGCCACTTCATAGGCGAACCTTTAGCCGCCCATTCATCGGCCTTGTGATTGTAATAGACAAGATAACCTTGCCTGCTTGTTTCTCTCTTGCACTCATCGGGCATACACATTGGAGGACTAGTAGGTCCTATATGTGGTATACCCTCAGGCGGTACAGAGAGAAGCGTTTCCATCTTAGTGATTGTTAAGTGGGTCTTACCGTAGCGACTTGTATACACGCGACCAAGAGCCATCATGACCCTAAATACACGCATATAGTTATCACTACTGGCTCGAACCCACTTGGCTGTTGGATGATTAACATGTGTCTCCTTATACACCTTATCCTTGCGGGGGCTGTTAAAGACATGATGTGCAGTGCTCAATAATTGAGCGTATTCCAGAATCATCTTAACCACATGCTTATCGCAATGGGCCTCTGCACACTGATCGTCATCATCATCTAAGTCAAAAAAGTTCATATCAATGAAATCCTATAGGTCTCTTCAGTAGTTCTTTAAGTTCAGGTGTAGTCTCAATCTTAAGCTTAACCTCGTCTCTCAACATCTGCACTACACGATCAAAGTCAGGCAAGTCTGGCTCATACAGTGAGCGTTCCTTAACAACTTTAAAGTCACCTGTAGTCAACATCTCGATATTAGGTATCTGCTTATTTCTGAATCTACTCTTGAAGAACTTCTTGAACGCTAGCTTCTGTTGATCATGGGTTAAGAAAGAGAACTCCATCTTGAGGTAGAACCTACGAATTACTGCAGGGTCCAGTAACTTAATGAAGTTAGTAGTACAAATAACAATACCCTCAAACTCGTCAAGACTTGTAAGAAGTTGGTTAGTCATTGTTCTACTATACTCTTTGTTAGTAGTAGCTCTATTCATTGCCAGTGAATCGATCTCATCCAGCAACAAGATATTCCTACTACCCTGCGCTTCTCTGAACAGCTGAGCTAACTTCTTCTCACCCTCGCCAATATACTTATCTTGTATATCTGCGTAGGATCGTTTAATTAGTCTCAAATCTAACTCTGCAGCCAAGTGCTCTGCAAGTGCTGTTTTAGAAGTACCGGGAGCACCATGAAACAAACAAGTGATAGAAGTAGGTTGGTCTATTTTAGGTTTAGCCAGAATAGCGTTAAGCCTATCCAAGAAGTGTGTAGCACCGGGATTGGTGTTTACAAGCCCCTCTTCAAAAGCAATCTCGTTATTCCTTACGCCCCTCTTAGTATTAGGACTAACCCGTAGGCCCTTACCGTAGTTAATACTCTTAGGTGTCGTGTTCTGTGCTTCAGCCTCTTCCTCTACAATGATTTGAACCTGTAGAAGACCAATATAGATAGAGTAAATCTCATCTTTATTGAGAGTAACATTAGACACCTTGAGGCTAACCCCAGCGACATCCTTAGTCATATTGGCTTTACACCACTCACCTACTGCGTATTCCTTATCAGTAGTACCACGATTAACCTCCTGATCACTTACACCTGAACCTAGCATAGCGGCGAACATGTGCTCAACATCTTCACTAGACTCTTCACCCGGGGGCTTGGTAGAAATACCTTCAAGCTCCCTTTTGTAAGCCGCTAATTCATGACCTAACCAATACCTGAAGGCGTCAGAACGTACAGCTGGTTCTGCAAGGTTTTCACTAATCATTGCGACTATGTTTTCCCTTACATCATAGCGACCATAGGACATCTGCTTACTAGCTTTGCGCTTAATAAGCCTGTGAGTGTCCATGCAAGCTTCATACTTACAGGGTCTTTTAACAAAATGACATTGCAAATTATCTCTGCTGAGAAAGGCTTTTACTTCCTTCTTGATCTCAACAAAGTCCTCTTCAGAAACGTTAGTTGCTTCTTTCATACTACTCTCTCTAAATATCTACAATTAGCTCATCTTCTGTATCTACAACACCTATAGAGTCTTTAGTCCCTGAGTAGTTAAGTCTACCTGTATGATAGTCATACGTAGCTTTACCTGCGGGACCTGTTAGGCCTGTGTAGCGACATTTCAGAACTGCTAGTTTAATGGTGTTACGCGTGTCTGATCCCTCAGCGTTTAGGTTACGAGCAAAAGCGAATATATCGTAAGATATCTGCTTAATCGAACCTGAACCTCTGATGTCATCAAGACTTGCTAATACACCATCCTCAAACGATTTACCGGACTCACCCATTTTACGTAGGTGAGACACAAGACCTAGCCAGACATTGCGTCTTTTGACCATTCGGTTTAGGCTGTTCATTGCCTTGTCTTGTGCTTCGTTTCCCTGCAGACCGTCAAATCCTTCTGAGGTCAACAGTGTTATGTGGTCAAGAAACAGGTGTGTACAACCGGATAATGCCATCCACTCAAGGCTATCCAGTATATCCGAACCTAGCTTACAGTCCTCGTGATTAAGGATAACAACTCTGTCATTACCAAACACCTTATCAAAGCCAGTCTTGAGCTCTTCAAGCGGTATCTCGTCTTTAGCAGGGTTCCTGTTAATAGCTAGTCCTGATAGCCTACGTGCAGTCTCTGCTGGTGACTCCTCTAAAGATACAATACCTATCTTAGTGTCATCCGTAGCATTCAACAAGTGATACATGATCTCTCGCATCATAGTAGACTTACCAGAGCCGGTACCTGAAGTAAACAGAGTGATCTCGCCTCTGCGCATACCCTTAGACTTCTCATTGAGACCCTGAAGACAGGGAGGATATGACACAGATTCAATCTCTGAGTAGCTTTCCAGAGACTCCCAAAGATCAGCTACAGAGATAATGCTGGCAGGTTGCCATGGTTCAGCATCCCATATACACTGCATTAGTTTCTTATAACCGTGAGTAACTAAAGTATCTGAAGCATCCTTTTCAGGCAGAGTACAAATCTTGACTTTATCTGCCCCTATGATCTTACAGGCTACTTCAGTAGCTTTCTCCCCTTGCTCATCCGCATCGAAGCATATAACTACTTCATCAAATGATCGAAGGTACTGAACATGTTCACTAAGAGATTTCTTAGCAGAACCAGCGCCACCCGGAAGAGACACTACAGGATAGAATCTCCCATACTCTTCGTAGGTAGCCTGAGCTATCGCCAGAGTATCAATCTCACCTTCAGTGATTATGATACGTCTACCACCCGATGGGAACAGATGCGCTCCAAATAACTCTGGGTGTTTAACTCCAGCTGGTTCTGACCTAAAGTCTTTAGGCATTTTTCTGACTTTATAACAAGCTATTCCGTTGTCACCCTTGTAGGGATACCAGTGCTCAAGTATCTTTCCTCCGGGGGATTGCTCGATTGACTTAACTCCGTAGAAGATTGTGACTTGCTTCGTGATATGTCTTTCTCTGAAGCCTCTGTCTCTTCCTTCCTTTGGGCTAATCGCATCAATTCGTTGGAAGTCGCTCTGCGCATAACTACCTATCTCCAGTATGTTATCACCGGACAACTCTGATGCTTTAAAGTGGCTTTCACAACTAAAGCAGTAAGCATGTCCATCAGAATAGATTTGCATAGCATCTGAGGAGCCACAGTCTTCATTGATACAAGGCTGATTCCTACTGACTATGCTTGAATCATCTTTCATCACATTCTAAGCTCCTTTGGTATTTTAGTGTTTAAGTTAGAGATCCTATTAGGGGGTATAAACTTGATAGCAGATATCTGGCCATTATAGTAAACACGTTTACCATCTTCTGACCTAGCTCGAAGCACGTCACGCTTCACTTGCTCTTCTACCTCAGCATAAACCAAATCACCTCTGCAAGAGTATTCTCCAAGGCACACGAACTGCATGTTCCTAACACCGTGTGTCTTAATGTGTTCTGCAAGGTGGATTGAAGAACCTGCGTAGGTTCTCCAGTTAGTTTCTTTGCCATAGTTTCTGCTACTCTTCTTTCCTGCGTGTTTATATTGTTTACGCCCTATGTAGCCTTTCTTGGTCTTTGTGCACCATATAAGATACACAAAGCCAAAGTAAAGGTCAGGTCTCATCATTTCATGGAATGACCAATGCCCATTATCAAGAACACTGTTTTTATTAGTTTTAGATTTTGAAGCGGACATCCTTAAATCTCCTAATAAGTATGAGGTCGCCGGTGAGTTGTAGCTCCTTCTCCCAACTAACGCCATACTGGTCTTTGTAAGCTTGAATTACTGTCTGACGTCGATTACCATAGGTAACCCCCTCAAGCAGTTTCTCGGCACGCTTAGTTCCAATTCCCGGAAGACCCGGAATATTGTCGGCACTATCACCCATAAGCAATTGCTTGTTTAACAGGTAATCCGCTTCATCATCGTCCACATGGGTCAATAGACCTTTCTTAATGTTGAAGTGAATACCCGGGATAGTGAGTAGATCTTTATCAATAGAAGCTATCGCATAGTCAAGTTTCGCTTCCATGCATTCCTGCGCCCACTGAGCTAAGAGATCATCTGCCTCTTGCCCGTGAGCCTCTTCTGCATCATGGCATTGCACCATATAGTCACGTAACCTGTTAATAAAAGCTCTATGCTCTTCATTGCCTTCTTTATTACGATTGCCTTTATAATCATCAAAGAAATCGTATCTAAAGTTGTTATCGCCTTTAACAGCGATCTTGGCGCTATCCCCAAACACACAGTCGGTAATGCTGGGGATTAAAGAGTCTAGAGAAGCTCTAGCTTCTTCTTCGGTGTTATCGTAAGCCGCGATATAAGCGATAACATCACCATCAATTAAACAAATCATTACTTAATACCGTAGTTATTAGCACGAGCAATGATACGATTCTTGTGCTCTACAAAGTGCTTAGAGCCCTGACGATAACGAATCTTAGTAGCATTCGACTTCCAGAACAGCGTAACGACCTGCTCTACGGAGTCATAGGTCCAAGTAGCGGACGGGGTAGCGTAAGACGCATAGCGGTAGTACGATGGGTTTGTCTTGTTCATAACATATCCTTAATGTTTAATTAGTGGGTTTCTTCCCAATTGTTTCCGATTTTAGCTTCACCATCCATGATGTTAACTCCAAATATCTTTGGGGCTTCTCTGAATGCTTCAGCTGCTATCTCAGCAACACGTTCAGAATCTTCAACTGATACGTCTAGCTGTACTTCGTCATGCATAAAGCATAGAGGATGAACATCAAGTTTCTCCTCCTTGAAACGCTTACGCATATAAGCAATTGCTGCTTTACAGGTTACTGCTTCGAATGATTGCAGTAGGTAGTTGAGGGCTTTGTGGTTGCTATCTGTGTAGATCTTTCGACCGTCTATAGCAGGGATATAGCCCATCTTAGGGTTCTTCATAGACGTCTGTTCTAGAGCTCTCTGGACCCTTGCGGTGAGGTTCCCAAGACCCGGGGTGTTCTCAATGAAAACCTGCTTCATTTGATTCCCGAATTTTGGATCACGTATACCTTTAAGTATTAGAGACAACTTACCACCACCACCGCCGAATAGAAAGGCGTATAGGAATGGCTTAGCAGTAGCTCTTGGACAGCCGAGGATGTCAGCATTGCGCTGGTGAACATCTCCGTTAAGTACTTCGTCAGTGAAGTCTTTGTTATCCAGATAATGGCACAGGGCACGCATCTGATTACCTGAAGAGTCAGCGCCGACAATAACTCGACCATTCTCTACGATAAACAATTGACGCATTTCCTTACCCCAACGAGCGTTAGGTGAGGGAACATTTACGATGGTGGAGTGACGAGCTCTCGCAGTCGGTGTACCGATTGTAAAGCAGTCTCCATGAAGCCTGTTATGGTCGTCAAGATCATTAAGCCACCCCACAAGAATGCTGTGGCGAGACCTAGTAGTATAATAAGTATCGACCATAGTACCCACCTCACCAAGGGCCTCAAGGCTCTTTGTACAGAGTTTAGGTGAGACTTTAACCAAACCACCGTTGGGTAGCTTTTTGTAATTGTGCTCGAGTGGTTCCCACCCTTGCTCATACAGAAACTCCTTAACATACTCAAGGCTACCCATTTCAGGTTTAAGAACAGTTACACGGCTGTAATCACCGGAAACTAACTTATCTGTCAAAGCAGACTCTGGAGGTATACCAAAGTAATCTGCTATGTTCTTAGGGTAAAACCCGTTTTTGTTGAATTTAAGTTCTTTATGCTCCTTGTCAGTGGCTTTGACTTTCGTACTGAGCATAGGCTCAATCTTCCTTTCAATGCTTAACATTTCTTCTTCCATCTCGGAAGCTAACTCAAGAGCCTTCTCTTTATTAAAGAGCCAACCCCTATCGCTTGCTTCTTGACAGAACTGAGCGGTTTCATGCTCGAATCTAAGACTCTGCTTGATAACAGGTTTCTTAGCAGACAGAGCACGCATTTCTTTAACTAGTAGATCATAGGCTAGGTGATTAATCCTAACGTCCTCTCTACAGCGGTGTAGCATCTCTTTAGAGTACTGCGACCAGTCTTCATGTTCTGGTTTAGGTACTTTAAAATACTCACCGAATTTAGCCAGAGCGTGTCTACCACCAAAGCGTTTATAGTTAAGAACTCTGGACATAATGAGAGTATCAACAATAGATACCTTATCCTCAAAGTCCCAACCCTTAATCATCTTTAGCGCAGGTAGATCGTACCCAATTATGTTATGGCCTATGAGCGCATCAGCGCCTAGCATAAAGTCATAAGCTTCATCAAAATCTGGATAGTCATCATCGTAATCAGTGAAGATGAACTCTTCTTCAGTCTCTATGTCTCTAGCGACTAAAACCCAGAGATTAGAAAGGGACGGCAAAAGGCCATCCCCCTCGAGGTCCCAGACCAGCTTCAAGATTAGATATCCAGAGGCAGGCTGTCGTGAGCTTCACACGCAAATGCATAAGCATCTTTTGCTGTGTTAAAGATCAACTTTTGAGTAATCCAATCGTTGTCGTCATCACGACCACCGATCTCAACCATATAGCCATTGCTATATCGGTAGACAGTTACTGCTTCATTTACTTTGGTTAGCTTTAAGCTTTCGTTCGACATACTAAATCTCCTAGTACTATTAGTCATTGTTGTTGGGGTCTACTTTACCTGTCTGCATATACTTGACAAGGCAATTTAGGTACCACCGTGCTTTACGATATTCTTGTTCAACATCGTCTTTCTTTCCTGCCCGCATCAGATACTTGTATACCTGACCGAGCAAATGTGATTCAACGCCTTCCTTTCCTTCAAGCATATGTTGCATCATCTCCATATACTGAAAGCCCGGAACGACATCGTTATAGTGAGAGCCAGATACTGCTTTAGATATTTCATCGTCTTCAGTAATCCAGCCAGTTCCTCTACGTGCAAGCTCAGC